CATCACAAAGCCATCCGCATATACCGATTGCGCAACTGCTAACGAACTCGTTGCTTGGGCAGCTAGAGTTTCTAATCCGTCTAACCAGAACAACACACTTACAGCACCGAAGCTTGTTCAATTTCTCATTAGAGAAAATCACTGGTCACCGCTGGAGATGGTCCATGTATCAATGGAAATCAAAACCACAAGAGACATTGCCCGCCAGATCTTGCGGCATCGTTCTTTCTCATTCCAAGAGTACAGTCAGCGTTACGCTGATCCAACCAAGGATCTTGGATTTGTTAGACGGGAAGCCCGACTGCAAGATACTAAGAATCGGCAAAACTCGATCGAACTGGGACCTGACGAAAACCGACTGGCCGAAGAATGGCAAGTAATGCAGCAGTCTGTTATTAATGCTGCTAAGATGGCCTATCAATGGGCCACTGAGCGTGGTATTGCTAAGGAACAAGCTCGAGCTGTTCTCCCTGAAGGAAATGTGGAATCAGTCGTTATCATGGCTGGTTCGCTACGTAGTTGGGTCCACTATTGTCAGCTACGTATGGATAAAGCAACACAAAAAGAACATCGCATCGTAGCAGAACAGTGCTGGGAGATTATCTGCCATCACTTCCCCGATGTGAAAAAAGCTCTCGAATCAATTTAAGTGAAGAAGGAAATATAATGTCAAAGACTATTCTCGTTACCGGTGGTGCAGGTTTTATTGCGCATCACGTTATTGATACCATCCTGGCTACAACTGACTGGAATATTGTATCGCTTGATCGCCTCGACTATTCGGGCAATCTCAATCGTCTCAACGAAGTCGTTATGGCTCATCCAGAACAAGAGCGTAAGCGCGTTCGTGTAGTTCACCACGACCTGAAGGCCGAACTCAATCCTCAGATCCGTCAACTAGTAGGCCCTGTTGATTATGTGGCTCATCTAGCCGCTGGTTCCCACGTTGACCGTTCGATTGATTATCCTATGGAGTTTATCCTAGATAACGTAGTTGGCACCGCTAACGTTCTCGAGTTTGCTCGTCAGCAAGACAACCTTGAGCGGTTCATTTATTTCTCCACTGATGAGATCTTCGGTCCAGCTCCTGAAGGAGTTAAATACAAAGAGAACGACCGCTACAACTCAACCAATCCATACTCTGCATCCAAGGCAGGTGGGGAAGAGCTTGTTGTGGCTTACGAAAATACTTACAAGCTCCCGGCAATCATCACGCACACGATGAACGTATTTGGTGAGCGTCAGCATCCTGAGAAGTATGTTCCGCTCTGCATCAAGCGTACTCGTGATGGTGAACTTATCACTATTCACTCGAATCCTGAGAAGACCAAGGCTGGTTCACGTCACTACATTCACGCTGCTGATGTAGCTGATGCTCTGATGTTCCTGCTTAACTACAATGGTCTTGATAGCCTCGAGAAGGACTATGGTGGTGCTAAGTGCCAGAAGTTCAATATCGTTGGCGCTGAAGAGCTCGACAATCTCCAGCTAGCTCAGATCATTGCTGATACACAGAGCAAGACTCTCAACTACGAAATGGTTGACTTCCACTCGCAGCGCCCTGGTCATGACCTCCGTTATGCTCTCGATGGTTCGAAGATGAAGTCTATGGGATGGACTCCGCAACCTGTTCGCGATCGTCTGGCTCAGGTTATCAACTGGTCGCTTGAGAATGATCGTTGGTTGATGGCATGAAGCACCAGGCTATTGTAAAGAAGATCGAGGGTCTAGATGACCTATATATTGATCTACCCGGTAGCGCATTCGCCGCGATGGGTTGGAATGCTAACACAAAATTAATCTGGGACATCACAGATGAAGGTAATGTGGTCATGCGCGCAGCAAAGCATGACCTGGAGCCAGGTATTCCGGTCGAATTTGTACACTTTTTAGAGAGCGATAGCAATAATGATTCAAGTAATTAAGAGAGACGGCTCTAAAGAACCCTTAAACATTGAAAAGATCCATAAGGTAGTCGGCTGGGCCTGTGAGGGCCTGGCCGGCGTCTCCGTGTCTGAAGTAGAACTAGCTTCGCATGTTCAGTTCTATGATAAGATTACATCTAAGGATATTCATGAGACAATGATTAAGGCGGCTTCTGAGCTTATCTCTGAAGACAATCCTAACTACCAATACGTTGCCGGGCGGTTGATTAACTATCAGCTGCGTAAGGAAGTATATGGGCAGTATGAACCGTGGCATCTATTTAAGCACTATGGTAAAGTGGTAATAGACGGTTATTATGATAAGTCTCTTGCAGCTGCTTATAGTCAAGATGAATGGGTCGAACTAGCTGAATATATTGATCATGAACGTGACAACAATCTCGCATATGCTGCTATGGAACAGTTCCGTGGTAAGTATCTAGTTAAGAACCGTGTAACCAACCAATATTACGAAACACCTCAGATGGCGATGATGCTTATCGCTATGACGCTCTTTCAGAATTACAAGAAAGATCGTATTAAATGGGTAAAGGAACTCTACGATGCACTTTCTACATTTGACATTAGCTTGCCTACTCCTATCATGGCTGGTGTGCGTACACCAGACCGTCAGTTCTCTTCGTGCGTCCTCATCGAAACCGACGACGATCTGGACTCAATTTTCACTACTGCTCACGCGATCGGGCGCTATGTTTCTCAGAAAGCTGGGATTGGCATTGGCGCTGGTCGTCTCCGTCCCCTTGGTTCTCCTGTTAATGGTGGTCGCGTCAGTCATACTGGTGTCATACCTTTTTATAGGCTTTTTCAAAGTGCTGTTAAGTCCTGCAGTCAAGGGGGAGTCCGTGGAGGAGCTGCGACACTCCATTATCCGTTCTGGCACTACGAAGTCGAGGACCTACTTGTCCTAAAGAACAATAAAGGCACGGAAGATAATAGACTTCGTCATCTAGACTATTCGGTTCAATTTAATAAGGTAATGTATGAGAGACTTCTTTCTGGAGGTAATATCACCCTCCTGTCACCTAATGATTGCCCGGATCTCTACGACGCGTTCTTTCGAGACGTTGAAACGTTCCGTGCACTCTACGAGAAATACGAGCGCTCCACAAAAATACGAAAAAAGACCATCCCTGCGATTGATCTCTTCTCAGCCTTCATGCAAGAGCGAAAAGACACTGGACGAATCTACTTCCAGAACGTAGACCATTGCAATGATCATGGCTCATTCGATAAGAACAAGGCTCTAATCAAGATGTCCAACCTCTGTCAGGAGATTACACTACCCACAACGCCGTTGAAGGATATTAACGATGAACAAGGCGAAATTAGCCTTTGCACGCTGGCTGCAATCAACTGGGGCAAGATTAGAAAGCCAAGCGACTTCGAAAAGCCCTGCACCTTGGCGGTCCGTGCACTCGATGCTCTACTCGATTATCAATCGTATCCTGTTCGTGCCGCTGAAATGGGTACTCGCAATCGCCGTCCTCTCGGTGTGGGGATCATTAATTTTGCTTATTGGCTTGCTCGTAATGGGTCCACTTATACCTCTCCTAATCTGGATCTGGTTCACGAATATACTGAAGCCTGGTCATACTACCTGATTAAAGCCTCAGTCGATCTAGCTGCAGAGTCTGGCGCGTGTCCTAAGTCCTCTGATACTCTCTATTCAGAAGGTATCATGCCTATTGATACTTACAAGAGAGAGGTAGATGAACTAGTGGCACCTGTCTATAGAATGGACTGGGATGCTCTACGTGAACGTGCTACGATGTTTGATATTCGTAACTCGACACTCATGGCTTTGATGCCTGCTGAGACATCAGCGCAAATCTCTAACTCTACGAATGGCATCGAGCCTCCTCGTGCTCTTGTATCGATTAAACAGTCTAAGGATGGCGTTCTTAAGCAGGTTGTACCTGAGATTAATCGCCTCAAGAACAAGTACGAGCTTCTCTGGGATCAAGAATCACCAGAGGGCTATCTGAAGATTATGGCTGTGCTTCAGAAGTTTATTGACCAGTCTATCTCCACAAATACTTCATATAATCCTAAGTTCTATCCTGAAGGTAAGATTCCAATGTCTGAAATGATTGGTCACCTTCTCATGATGTATAAGTATGGCATCAAAACAGGATACTACTTCAATACCAACGATGGTGCAGGTGAGATCGAAATCAACGATCTTCAACAAGGTGAAGTAGATGACGGAGACTGTGATAGTTGCAAGATCTGATACTTACTGATTGCAAATTTAATTCGAATCCATATTGGGAAGTGCCGTTAAAGAGCACGCGACCCATCGTGTATGTCGTATCTGATCTATTCGATCAAAACGGCTACGACCTATGCTATGTGGAACAGCTCTACGCGGATAAGAATTTAACGCATACAGAGAAGCACAGATCACACAGAACAGCCATACGTAAACCATGGATGAAGCAAAACTATAAGAAGGAGGGCGCGGTATTAAATCACGCTCTCCTTTTTGAGCGTAAGGCTTATAAAGGCGAAGCTCTAGAGCAGCTTCAACGCTGGGCTAAAGAACAGCCAGTATATTACAAGCTTATTAATATCAAACCTAAATGGGGTTTAGACTTCTCCATGGACTATTATGACTCTGAAGGTAATACATTTGAAGTACTACACTGGGAGTATGATGGCTTCGACTATAATGAAATTAATGACAAGAAAGCTCAAGTAGAAGAGCAACTCGTTTCTATTGATTGGGATGCTGCTGCTAAAGAAATACTAAAGAGAAAAGATGAATGGTATCATCTTGATTTCTTTAAGCAATCAGACTATAAATGTAATTACTTTGGTATAGGCAGTGAACGATGGAAGATGGTGGTGTGGAGCTAAATGAACAAGTCTGAATTGATATTTCTAGTATGGGATGTGCCTGTCTGGATTCTTAATGAAATAAAATACTGGCTTCAAGATTGCTTTAAAGCGGTAGCTAGAAAAATAGGATTGGATTAGTTATGGGAAATTCAACTGGATACATAAAGATCAATAGTGATGAATGGGATGATGCTGGTAAGATCTATAAAGTTATAGAATACTTCAGACGAGACCCTGAGAGATCCACCGCTGTAGAGCTTACACTCGAAACAGGTGGACAAAAGATAAAAAAAGTTGTACCCTATCACTGGGTTGAATGGGTAGAAGACGGAGATTGGTAATTGTCAGTTTTTAACACAGAGATTAAGAAGAGCCACCTTGAGCGTACCTGCTTCTTTGATGAAGCGGTCGATATCGCTCGTTACGATAAGGTAAAATATCCTCAGTTCGAAAAGCTCACAGAGAAGCAGATGTCGTTCTTCTGGCGCCCAGAGGAAGTAGAGCTGTCAAAGGACTCAAAGGATTTTAAAGGACTGACCGAGCATGAGAAGCATATTTTTACATCGAATCTCAAGCGTCAGATCCTCCTTGATTCTGTACAGGGCCGTGCTCCATCTCTGGCTTTTCTCCCAATATGTTCGCTTCCTGAGTTGGAAACCTGGATCCAGACTTGGACGTTTTTCGAGACGATTCATTCCCGTTCCTACACTCATATCATTCGTAACGTCTATCCTGATCCTTCCAGAGTCTTTGATGAAATGCTGGAGATCCCTGAGATCCTAGACTGTGCAGGTAGTATCTCTAAGTACTATGATGAGCTCATTAAGTGGAATAATTTTGCGTTCGATCCCGGTGAATTCTACGACGAGTATGAGCATAAGAAAGCTCTCTGGCTCTGTCTGAACGCTGTTAATGCTCTAGAAGGAGTACGTTTCTATGTCTCGTTTGCCTGTTCGTGGAACTTCGCTGAGCTCAAGAAGATGGAAGGCAACGCGAAGATCATCAAGTTTATTGCTCGCGATGAGAACGTTCACCTGGCCTCGACTCAGCAGCTCCTCAAGATTCTACCAAAGGAAGATGCAGACTTTGCTCAAATTAATGAGGAAACAAGAGACGAATGCATTGGAATGTTTTATGAGGTCGTGGCCCAGGAAAAAGCATGGGCGCGCTACCTCTTCAAAGACGGATCAATGATCGGTCTCAACGAACAGCTTCTATGCGATTACGTAGATCACATTGCTGCTAAGCGTATGGGTGCTATCGGGCTCAATGGTAAACCAGGATCGAATCCGCTACCATGGACACAGAAGTGGATTGCCGGTTCAGAAGTACAGGTTGCTCCGCAGGAGACAGAAATCACATCTTATATTGTTGGCGCTGTAAAGCAGGACGTGACTAGCGACACATTTAAGGGATTCAGCTTATGAAATGGATGGAATGCCAAAGCTGCTGGGCGGAATATAGAGTAGTATCAGATTCCGATACAGCAGTAGAGTTTTGCCCCTTCTGTGGGGCCGAAGTCGAGGAAGAAGATACCGAGGACGACTTCGAAGAAGATCAAGATTACGATTTTGACAATTGATAAATATATCCTCTAGGAGGATATAGAATGACTTGGTTATTTGAAGGTAAAGAATTCGAACCACCGGACTGGGCGTACGGGTTTATTTACCAGATTGAAAATACTCTGAATGGTAAAAAGTATATCGGTCGTAAGTTTTTAACCAAAGCCGGCTATAAACAAGTAAAGGGTAAACGTAAAAAGATCCGTAAAGAATCAGATTGGGCTGATTACTTTGGATCTTCTCCTCAGCTTCTAAAGGACGTTGAAGAGTTCGGCAAGGAAAATTTTACAAGAACGATTATACGTATTTGTAAGACCAGAGGCGAATGTAACTACTGGGAAGCTAAGTTAATTTTTCACTATGATGCGGTGTTGGATCCGAATTACTATAATACATGGGTCCAGTGCAAAATTCAACACTCACATGTCAAAAATTTATTAGTCGAAAGGGTTATATGAGTTGTCTAAGATACTGGAACACAAGCACCTGATTGTCCGTGCTGAATTAAATAATCCACCTTACAGTCCTCACGAAATTAAAGAGTGGATGAGAACGCTTGTCAATAAAATTGATATGAATATACTAATGGGCCCGTATGCTATCTATTCAGATATGCCGGGTAATCAAGGGCTTACAGCTGTTACCATTATTGAAACATCTCATATCGCTATGCATGTATGGGATGAAGTAGATCCTGGTCTTATGCAGCTAGATGTATATACATGCTCACAACTTAATATTGACGATGTATTTGAAGCAATAAAAGAATTTGAGCCAGTTAAAGTCGAATATAAGTACATTGACAGAGAATACGACTTGACTTTAATTGATAAAGGCTCTATACATAGTAATGACTAACAAAGGGTGATTAAATTATGGGTAAAAAAGTAAAGCGTAAGACTTATGTTTCGAAGGGCGAACGCAACGGTAATATTGCCGGTGTAAAGGAAGTGCGCCGCGGTCGCCCTGAAGTCGAAAAAGCGCTTAATAAGATTGAAGCTTGGCGCGCCGGAAAGAATCCATGGATTACGGTTCCAGGGCCTTCGAAGAAGGAAGCATTTGTTCGCGTACGTGCTAATGCTCTCTATGGCGACCCTCGCTTCGCCATGGCAAATATTTTCGGAAATAAAAAAGGTGACGAATGAACGTACTAGTCTATACTAAGAAGGATTGTCCTTCTTGCATTAAAGCAAAGTCTCTGCTTAACATTAGAGGCATCCCATTTAAAGAATCAGTTATCGGCGAAGACATTCTTCGTGAAGATTTTGTAGCTACGTTCCCTGATGTACGTACTGCACCTTATATTATTGTTGATGGAGTGAAAGTTGGTGGTTATGAACAGCTCAGAGAATATCTCGACACAAGACCAGAATACTTGGCAGGATAAGGCCGCACTGGCCAAGTTGCTGCGCGAATCAAACGCAGAAATTACTTTTACAAAAAAGGATGGCACTAAACGCATCATGAAGTGTACGCTTCGTGAAGGCGTTGCCATTCCGTATGAGAAGAAGACGGATCGTACTCGGGAAGCCAAGGACAATGTTCTTCCTGTTTGGGATCTGGAAGCGGATGGTTGGCGTTCGGTTAACACTGAAACTATTGAAGATGTAAAGGTATATTAATGTCATATCAGAAGAATGAGCTGAATGCTAAATCGCGCGGTGGCTCTGAGTTAATGGCTGAGCGCCTTATTGAGCGTATTGACCCAGCCATTATGGATCAATTCCAACTAACGCTTTCTCGCGTACGCGAACTTGACGAGAGCAAGTATCGAATCTATTGGGTACATGATCTACCCTGGGACCCGGAACTAAAGCATCTCTCTAATCAACAGTCGATCGATAAGTTTCATAAGATTATTTTCTGCGGCCACTGGCAGCATAGTCAGTTTCAAACTGTACTTGGCATGCCGCATAGCCCTAACATTCATGTTATTAATACCGGCATTGAGCCGTTTGAGAACGTTGTTAAGGAACAAGACACTATTCGTCTAATCTATACATCCACGCCTCAACGTGGTTTGGATATCCTTATTCCGGTCTTTGATGCTCTTTGCCAGAAGTATGATAATATCCATCTAGACGTATTCTCATCGTTTAAGATCTACGGCTGGGAAGAAGCCGATAAGCAGTTCGAGCCTCTCTATAAGGCATGTATCGATCACCCTAAGATCACCTATCACGGCTTCCAGCCTAATGAGGTTGTCAGAGAGCACCTCAAGAAGGCTCATATTCTAGCTTACCCTTCGACCTGGATGGAATGCAGCTCAGCTTCTATTATTGAAGCTATGTCAGCTGGTGTACAGATTGTTGCTCCTAACTTCGGCGGTATTCCCGATATAACAGGTAACCTTGGTCTGCACTATCCATGGGTCGAGGATAAGAATATGCACGCTACAATGTTCTATAACATTATGTGTCATGTCATTGATACTGTTCTTGAAGAGCAGAACCAGAACTACTTGAAGTTTATCAAGATGTACGCCGATCAGCGCTATAATATTGATAAGATTGCTTATCTTTGGGATGGTCTTCTTCGCTCTATTATCAACGCTGATCCACCGAAGGCACTACCTAAGCCTCAAGGGGTTAACTTCTTTGAGTATAACACGCCATGATATACATTGTAGACATCGACAACACTATTTGCTGGACGCGCAAAGTCGATGGTAAATGGGACTATCCTAGCTCGACTCCTCATGAGTATCGTATTAACAGAATTAACGAACTGTATGATGAGGGTCATACTATTATCTACTGGACAGCACGCGGCTCAGGTTCAGGTATTGACTGGACAGAGCTTACTAAACAGCAACTTGATTCATGGGGTTGTAAGTATCATGAAGTCAGACTCGGAAAACCAAGCTACGACATCTGGATTGACGATAAAGCATTTAACGACGAACACTTCTTCGATTTTGACGGGAGGCTCCCAATATGAGAGTACTAGTAACAGGTCACAGAGGCTACATCGGGTCAGTAATGGTCTCGATGCTTCAGGAACTTGGAATTTTCTGTATTGGAGTTGATAACGCTCCACGCAATCACGTCGATCTAAAGCTTAGTCATTCACTTAAGTGTTCCGTATCAGATGAGCTAGTAACTCAATATGTACTAGAGCATGACATCACTCATATCTTCCATTTTGCTGCTTCAGCTGCTATTGCTGATTCAGTAACTAATCCTGCTCTCTATTATTACAATAACCTCGGCGAAACGTCTAAGCTTCTAGGCAATCTACATCAAGCTGGTTGGAAGGGTAAATTTATCTTCTCTTCTACAGCTGCTGTATACGGCGATCGTGGAACTTTTGTGTCGGAAAATCAAGAGAAGATTCCATGCAATCCGTATGGCCATTCTAAGCTGATGTGTGAGCAGGCTATTGATGATATCTGCTACCCTGCCGGTATTGATTGTGTTATCTTCCGTTACTTTAACGTAGCTGGTGCATATGAAAATAACGCCGGAGATCATCTTGACTCTGAGCGTATTCTTGCTAAGATTTGCTCTGCTATCTACGATAAGCGTGAGTTCGTAATCAATGGCGATAATTATTTTACCAGAGATGGCACCTGCGTACGCGACTATGTACACGTCATGGATATCTGCAGAGCGCATTTCCATGCATCTGAATATCTCGAAGATAAGAGCGGTGTCTTTACATTTAACCTCGGGTCAGGTGAAGGCTTTACCAATAAGGAAATGGTTGAAGCATTCCAGAATTATACTGGCGAAGACATTAAGTGGTCATACGGACCTAGACGCCCTGGTGATCCAGGCTATCTAATCGCTGACAATACTAAGTTCCTTCAAACAGGATTTGAGTATAAGCATACCGATCTCGAGAAGATTGTTACATCTGCCTGGGATTGGTATAAGAAGTGTAAGCTAAGGAACGATGCATGATTCTAGCTAAAGCACCTATGCGTGTTTCGTTTTTCGGTGGCGGGTCTGATATACCTGACCATTATAGAGAGTGGGGCGGCTCTACTATCTCTACCGCTATTGACAAGTACGTGTATGTAACTGTTAACCATACACCTCATGATCATATCAAGATCTCTTACATGAAGCAAGAGCTTGTTACAAACGTTAACGATATTAAGAATGATATCGTACGTAATGCTCTACTGTATTTTGATATTCATAGTAACATCGAAATCACTTCCTTCGCTGATATTCCTACAATGGGTACAGGTCTTGGCGGTTCGTCATCGTTTACATGTGCATTGGTCGCGGCTCTCGCTGAATACAAAGATCTAGAATATAATCCTTTTCAGATCGCTGAGACAGCATGCCATATCGAAATATCAATGTGCAACTGGCATATTGGTAAGCAAGATCAGTATGCTGCTGCCATGGGCGGTATGAACTATATCAAATACGGTAAAGAAGATCAAGTATGGGTTACTAAGATGGCGCCGAGTGCCATTCATAGCTCAATGCTTCTTATCCCTACCAATATCCAGCGACATGCTGCAGAGATTCTCGATAACATTAACTTTAATGCAAAGCAATTTTTCATAAGAGAATTATCTCTCCTGGCTGATCTCTATTCAACTCATACACCTGAATTGCATCAGTATGGCATCCTGCTTAATTCCTCATGGGAACTTAAAAAGCAAATGAGCGACGGTATATCAACATCAGTAATCGATGATATGTACGAAAAGTGCTTGCAATATGGCGCAAAAGGTGCTAAGCTACTCGGTGCAGGTGGAGGCGGCTATATGCTTGCTCTAACCGATGATAAGGACAGGCTAAGAGAAGCATTCTCGGATCGAGTTTGTCTAGATGTAAAGATTGCTCAGGAAGGAGCTAAAGTTGTCTACAGAGACTAATACACTGAAGAGTATTCGGGAGCAGCATACGTATGCTGTTGAGCGTGGGCTATCATCTATTAATCAAGCCGCATTCCAGAAAGCCGCAGATACCATCTGCAAGGCCATTAAGGAACGTAGAAACATCTATACGATTGGTAACGGTGCTTCAGCTGCAATTGCTCAGCATTGGGCATGCGATTATACCAAGGGTAGTTCGCAGCTTGACCCTGAAAACGGAAACTTTCTTAAGGTGCGTGTGCATTCGCTCGCAGCTAATATCCCTCTAATGACGGCTATATCTAATGACATATCTTATGATGAAGTGTACGCTTATCAGATTGAGCGCCTCGGGAACCCTGGAGAGGTTCTCATTACCATTAGTAGCTCTGGCAATTCTCCTAACATCGTAAGAGCGATCGAAGCGGCCATCGCTGAGAAGATGCACGTCATCACGCTCACTGGGTTCGACGGCGGTAAGTCGAAAGAGCTAGCTCTCAAATACTTCCATGGTACCAACCTTCATGTCGACTGCTCCGAGTATGAAGCAGCAGAAGACTGCCATCAGGCCATTATGCATATGATCGCGAAGTATATTCGCAAGACCATGTGGAAATAAACAGTTGCCTTTTTCTCAAAAAGAGATTATAAGAAGATATCAATTGAGGAAAAAACTATGGCTCGTGCTGCTCTAAAAAAGATTTCTACGAAGGTTAAGGTTGTCAAGGTTCGTAAGTCGCGCGCGGTCGTTAAGTCGATCGATGACAAGTACTATGGCCCGGAACCTATCGATATCTCGAAGAAGGGCTTCGGTGACGCTCTGAACTGGTATAACTACATGTTCGATCAGGATGAGACACGCGATTGGCTCTTCGAATATATGAAGCGTAACGACTACGCTAAGGCTGATATCGCTGCTGTTAAGCGGCTGGCCAAGTATAAGATCACCAAGACTTCGTGCTCTATTGCGCGTATTATTATGAATGGTAATGTGCTTGATGAAGCTGTGATTGAACGCTTTAAGGAAAGCATCAACGGCTATATTGCCGCTGGTAAGCTTGTCAAGGAAGAGGTTAAGACTACTAAGGAAGAAAAGTCTCAGCCTACTATTCAAGAACGGACTCAGGCTAAGATTCATTCTCTCATTACTGAGTGCGAAGAAGCGCTTGATACTAACCCTGGGCTTAACATCTACGAATGGCTCAAGGGTAAGGAAGCAACCGTTCAGGCTGCTAACGCTATTCGCGACTTTTATGCAAAGTGGCTTCCTGACTTCGAAGAGGATGAGTTCGATACTCGCGCGGAGAAGAAGCGTCGCGCTGAGGAGAAGAAGTACTGGGAAGGCTTCATTGCTGATTGCGATCGCTACTGCGGTAACAAGAAGGCTACTAAGGTTCGTAAGCCGCGTGAGAAGAAGGCTAAGTCGGCCGTCGATCAGGTCTCGAAGATGAAGTACCAGAAGGAATTCCCCTCGCTCAAGATCATGTCGGTTAACCCAGCTGAGATGATTGGTGCAAGCCAGGTATGGACTTATAACACCAAGTACAAGAAGCTGACTCGCTACGACGCTTCTGGTCCTAATGGTATTCAGGTCAAGGGTACTACTCTGATTGGCTTCGATGTTGAGAAGTCGTTGACCAAGTCGGTTCGTAAGCCCGAAGTTACCATTCAGAACCTGCTTAGCGCCGGTAAGGTCAGCCTGCGGTCTATTATGACTGATCTCAAGACCAATGAGACTCAGCCCAACGGACGTATAAATACCGATACCATCATCCTGAGGGTAATTAAGTGAACAATGTAATAGTATTTCCCAAGGCTAAGAAGGGTGCGCCAGCCAACTCTATCGATGAGATTCTCGAGAATGTTGAAATGGCGCGTCGGGAACAGATCGAAATGCTTATCGATGACACCCTATCATTTGTTTTCAGCCGCTGCTACGCAGAAGGTTTTGATCTAACAGAAGATAGATGTGTTAAGACAACTGCTTTAGTAGTGGAGTCTCTTCGCGCGGCATTATATAATACATGTAACATAAAGCATTCTCTTCATGACGTGGCTGGGCAACTCTTCGTTAATGAAGCAGAGGCGCAAGCACAAACTGAACGAATCATGGAATCAGACGATCCTGATATTGCATAATGATAGGTATTGAAAGTGATTATTGTAGACCTTAACCAGGTAATGATCTCGAACTTTATGGCTCAGATCGGAAACCATACAAACATTAAGATCGAAGAAGACCTTCTTCGTCACATGGTACTTAACTCACTACGCGGCTATAATGCCAAGTTCCGTAATGAGTTTGGCGAGATGATCATCGCCTGCGATGACCGCGGCTCGTGGCGTCGTCAGATCTTCCCCTACTACAAGGCTAACCGTAAGAAGGACCGTGAGCAGTCTGAGATTGACTGGAACATGGTCTTTGAATCGCTGAATAAGATTCGCGAAGAGCTGAAGACTTACTTCCCTTATCGCGTTATTCAGATAGAGACAGCTGAAGCGGATGATGTCATCGGTACGCTGTGTCATGAGTACGGTAATACGTCTGAGAAGATCCTCATCGTATCCGGTGATAAGGACTTCCGTCAGCTGCATGGTTACATGAACGTACGTCAGTATGATCCAGTTCGTAAGAAGTGGATCGAAGAGAACAACCCCGATCGGTATCTCAAAGAGCATATCATGAAGGGCGACCGTGGTGATGGTGTGCCTAACTTCCTGTCGCGCGATGATGTATTCGTACTGAACGGTCGTCAGAAGCCTCTTACTACTAAGAAGCTTGATCTGTGGCTCACTCTAGAGCCCTCGGCTTTCTGCGATGAGAATATGCTTCGTGGCTGGAAGCGTAATCAGCAGCTGGTTGATCTTAACTTTATCCCCGATGCTGTGCGTAAGGCTATTATGGAGTCGTACTCTAGTCAAGCCGGTAAGAGCCGCGATAAGCTCTTTACATATTTCGTTGAGCATCGTCTCAAGAACCTAATGTCAGATATTGACCAATTTTAAGGACTGAAAATGGCAACCCGTAAATCAATTGCCTGGATTTTAGAATTCACAGCTAAGCTACCTGATGAGCAAGAGCAAATTAAATGCCTTCAAGCTAATGACTGTGAGCCTATTCGCATTATTCTCCAGTACTGTTTCCACCCATCAGCTAAATGGCTGCTACCTGAAGGTCCGCCGCCGTATAAGCCCTGCGAGTATCCTAACGTAGATAATATGCTCTACGGTGAAGCAAAGAAGCTCTATCTCTTTTTAGAGGGTGGCAATAATAGCCTGAATCAGCTAAAACGAGAGAAGATGTTTATAGACCTACTCGAATCAATCACCCCTGCGGATGCCAAGCTGCTTATCTCAGTTAAAGAAAAGAAGCTACCGTTCACAGGACTCTCACCCGAAACCATCAAGAAAGCATATCCAGGAATCTTCTAACATGTCTAAGAATTTTCGTAAGTTTCGTGATTTCGAATTCGACGAAGACTATTATGATGACCGCGAGACAAAAGACACTCTAAAGGAGCGTCGTAAAATGAAGCGGATGCGTAATGCACTTAGAACGCGTAATATTAGTGAACTTGTTGATGATGACGACTATTGAAAGATAAATAGGTTCATGCCAACTTATACATTCAGAGACAAGACAACAGGCGAAGAGTGGGACGAATTCCTATCCATCTCTGCCCGTGAAGAACGTCTCAAAGATCCGAACATTGAGCAGGTGCCACACGCACCTGCCTTTGTATCTGGCATCTCCGGTGTTACTCATAAAAACGATTCAGGCTTTAACGACATGATGTCGCGTATTGCGGCAGCTAACCCTACATCACCACTTGCCGAAAAATATGGTGATAAAGGTGTTAAAGCGTCCAAGACTAGGGAGGCTGTTAAGAAAGCTAAGGCCGCCCGCTAATTCGTTATGTTCCTGTGATTAACTCTAGCACAGACAGGAGCTCCAATGTCGGCAAAAGCTCAGCGTTTAAGTAAAAGACAACAAAGACTAGCTGAAAAGGGATTAATGAAATTTCCAACAATACAACAGTTGCATTTTAATCTGAATCATATTCAACCGATTACCGACAACCAGGTCCGCACATTTAACGCCTATGACCAAGGCGATAATCTTTTCCTTCACGGATGTGCGGGTACAGGTAAAACTTTCATCTCCATCTACCTCGCTCTGAAAGAAATTGAAAATGGCCGTACTCGTAGACGCAAGCTCGTCATTATACGTACCGCCCAATCATCAAAGGACATCGGCTTCCTTCCCGGATCAGAGAAACAAAAGCTCGAGGTTTACGAAGCTCCTTACAAAGCCATCTGCGCTGAGTTATATCACCGAGATGATGCTTACGACATTCTCAAACAAAAAGGAATTATTGAATTCCACTCAACATCGTTCCTACGTGGTACGACCATCGACGACGCTATTATACTCATCGACGAATGTCAAAATCAGCGTTACGTCGAACTACGCACTGTGCTTACACGCACTGGAGATAAGTCCCGGGTCATCCTTTGCGGTGACACTAAGCAAGACGACCTTACTAGCGAGCGATACAAAGAGGCCTCTGGTCT